ACTATGTTAACCTAAACGTACCAGACAAGGTTGCATCAACTTTCTTTACAGGTAGTCCCAAAGGCGAAGGTGCCAAGGAAGCCAAGAAGCGTACTGGTAAGGTTGTTGTTGGAGAAATTAACAAAAAGAATCTCGCAGACAACAAAGGTAACGACCCTACAAAATTTAAAAAGCCTATCAATGAAGAATGGATGGACTTACTGCACAAAGCAGGACTTGCCTCAGATGGCACAAGAGCATTAACAACAAGCAGTGCAAGGCGTGAACTGCCAAGCATGGTGTTTGGTATAAACACACCTGGACCTTATGACAAGCGTCCTGGTAGTCCTAAAGCAGGATACGGACCGGGCGGTACAGCGGCACAGGTTCCTTTCAATAGACTTGGCGGCACTGTGTTTGTAATGGACGACGGAGATGACAAGATTTTACGTAAAGGTCCGGCGTCAACTACAAAGAAAGAATATGTCAATGTTGAAAAGGGTGAAAAGGGTGGAGATGTAACGCTACCACACAACGAACTTATGCGTATCAGAACACGCACAGGACATCAAATATTATTCCATAACACGGAAGACTTGGTACGTATAGATCATGGCAGTGGTAACAGTTGGATAGAAATGACTGCTAATGGTAAAATTGATGTGTATTCAAAAGACAGTATTAGTATGCACACTGAAAACGATTTCAATCTGACAGCGGATAGAGACATTAACCTAAACGCAGGACGCAACTTTAACGTGTTATCAAAAGAAGACATACAAGTTGAAACTAATGCAAACATGACAACATACGTTGCAATGAACAATCAAGTTACAACACTGTTAGATTATGATGTAAACACAACTGGAGCAAACAAGTTTACAGCAGGAGGCACAACGGACATCAACTCAGGAGGCAACCATACAGATCCATATGAATGGACCGCAGGCGGCCACCGCTACCGCAGTAACTCCGTTATACACACACGTCTTGCCCGGCGCTACCGCTACCGCTACAACTTCGTTGCATCGACGCTTGCCACAGCATGAGCCGTGGTCACATCACGAAAACGTTGACCCTGAAGTGTATACACCAATTAAAACTGATAGGAACCTTGAATTAATAATGACGTCAGCATTTGATTATGATAATGCTCCAGATACGTTCAAGAAAGGTGTATAAATATTGATATGAGCAGTTTAGAAAAAAATACAGTAAGAAATGTTAAAGTATCATCAAACGTCAAAGAAAGACCTCCTGTAAAAAGCAGAGCATACAAAGGTCTTAGCACAGTCAATTCTGACAATACTTCTTATGCATTGTATGACATTGGCTTGATTAAACAAGATTTACTGAATCACTTTCATATTAGACAAGGCGAAAAACTTGAAAATCCCGAGTTTGGGACTATCATTTGGGACGTTTTGTTTGAGCCTATGACTGATTCATTAAAAGAAGCAATTATAAACAATGTAACAGAGATTGTAAACGGTGATCCAAGAGTAACTGCATCCGCAATAGTTGTTGACCAGTATGAAAGTGGTATTCAAATTGAGTGCGAACTTACGTACTTGCCATACAACATATCTGAGAAACTGAAGTTTGAATTCGATCAGAACTCAGGCTTTGGCGTGTAACAGAATTAAGTACTCAGATATCTCGTTTAAATAAATACATTGTAAGAGGAAAATAGATGTCAACAACGGATAGACAAAATAGATTATTACTTGCTGAAGATTGGAAGCGAGTATATCAAACATTTAAAACTGCGGACTTCAAATCGTATGATTTTGATAGTTTACGTAGAACTATGATCTCATATTTGCGTGAGAACTATCCTGAAGACTTTAACGATTACATTGAAAGTTCAGAGTATCTTGCACTAATTGATCTTATTGCATATCTTGGACAAAACATGGCATTCCGTGTTGACCTAAATGCACGTGAAAACTTCCTTGAATTAGCAGAACGTAGAGAAAGCGTATTACGTTTAGCACGTTTACTTTCTTATAATCCAAAGCGTAATCAAGCGGCAAACGGATTATTAAAATTTGAAAGTGTGCAAACTACAGAACAAATTAATGACACTAACGGTGTTAACTTATCAGGACAAACTATTTTATGGAATGATCCTTCAAATCCTGATTGGGCAGAACAGTTTAGAAAAATTTTAAATGCGGCTTTACCAGAAGCCAGTATTGTAGGTAAGCCGGTAAAGAAAGAAACTATTGCAGGTATTACAACTGAGCAATATCGTTTCAATGCATCAAACTCAAACTTACCTATCTACAGTTTTAATAAAAACGTAGGAGAAAAAAATATTGTATTTGAAATAACAAGTGCAACTATTGATGCTGACAAGATTTTTGAAGAAGATCCGTTACCAGGAAATAGTTTAGGATTTTTATACAGAGAAGATGGTAAAGGTGCAGGTAGTTCAAACTCAGGTTACTTTGTACACTTTAGACAAGGTGTAATGGACACAGGTAATTTTAGCATTGACAATCCTACAACTAATCAAGCAGTTGCTATTGACACAACAAATATTAACAACTCAGATGTTTGGCTTTACAGATTAGACAGCAACGGAAACGAACAACAGTTATGGACTAAGGTTGATGCAGTTGAAGGTAACAATGTTATCTACAATAGTGTTAGCAAATCAAACAGAAGTTTGTATGCTGTACAATCACGTATTGATGACAGAATTAGTTTATTATTTGCAGACGGAACATTTGGTGATTTACCTAAAGGAAACTTTAGATGTTACTTTAGAAAAGGACTTGGTACAAAGTTTACAATCAATCCTGAAGATTTAACAAACGTAACTATTAGTGTACCATATACAAGTAGAGCAGGAACAGCAGAAACATTTACATTTGTTGCTTCACTAAAATACACAGTTGATAATGCAAGTGGTCCTGAAACTAATAAGAGCATTAAAGAAAATGCTCCAAGTACATATTATACACAAAACAGAATGATTACTGGTGAGGACTATAATGTTGCACCAAGATCAGTTAGCCAAGAAGTAGTTAAAGTAAAAAGTATTAATAGAACAAGTTCAGGTATTTCAAGATACTTTGACTTGATTGATTCAACAGGAAAATATTCAAGCACAAACATCTTTGGTAACGATGGCGCTATCTATAAAGATGTATTTGATAAAAAAGTTAGTTTTAGTTTTACTACAAAAACAGATGTAGAAGGCAAGATTCAAAATATAGTTACACCGTTACTTTCAGACAGTGTAGTTAAAAACTTTTTCTTAAATCAGTTTCCTAAAATATCAACAGCAGATTTACAAGCAGACTGGACACAGGTTGCAAAACAAACTAATAACTCCAGCGGTTATATTGCGGACACATTAGATATTAAATTAACAGTAGGTGCATTTACTGGTAGCACACTAAAATATTTAGAACCAGGTGCTATTGTTAAATTTGTTGCACCTCCAGGCAAACATTTTATGAAAGATAACAGTCATGCGTTAATGGACGGTGATGCTGATCATCCATCAGCAACAAAATATCTTTGGACTAAAGTTATTAGAGTAAATGAAAAAGGCACTGAAAATTATGAGGACGGACAAGGTCCTATTATCTTTAATGATGTTGTTCCAACAGGTGCATTATTAGATGAAATTAAACCTAAGTTTGCAACAAACTTAACAACAGATGTTACAACGCAAATGATTGATCAAATTTTTGCTTATAAAACATTTGGTTTACGTTACAGTACTGTAGATAGAGAATGGCGTGTAATTCTTAATAACAATTTAAGTATTGGTAATCCATTTAATATGGGTAAGACAGGTGACGTATCAGGACAGAACTTAGATTCAAGTTGGTTAATGTTATTTGAAACAGACGGTGAAAAGTATACTATTACTTACAGAGGTGTTAGATACATTTTTGAAAGTAACCAAGAAGTTAAGTTTTACTTTGATGAAACAGATAAAATTTACGATAGTAGAACAGGACAAATTGTTAGAGATAAAATTAACATAATGTCAATCAATAAGAAACCAGATTCAAGTTTACCTGAAACTGTTGATTATCCTTGGCAAGTTACTAAAGAGTTTAGAGATGACGAAGGATATGTTAATAGTAAAAAAGTAGAAGTAGGTTTCTTTGACAGCGATGGCGATGGTGTTGTTGATAATCCAGACTTGTTTGATGCGTTTGTTGCACAGGATACAAATCCTTTAACAAAATATATTTTCTTAAAAGAAAGAATTTCAAACAACCAATCTACAAACTATGATTATGTAGATGCCGGCGTAGAAAATATTAGAACGTTTTTATCAGAAACATCAACAGGTGCATTATCACAATATGACGATGGTACATTATTTTACTTTACAGATGCAGATGTGTTTAAAGTATATAATAAAGCAAATGCAAACTTAACATTAAAAACAGGTTACAAAGCATATCAAGGTAGAGATAAACTTGTGTTCCAATATGTACACAGTGCAGATGAGAATAACAGATTAGATCCAAGTAGTTCAAACATTGTTGACACATACTTGTTAACTAAAACGTATGACAAATCATTTAGACAATACTTGGCAGATACAATACCTAATAAACCTTTACCACCAAGTTCAGACGAATTATTCCAGAACTTTGGTGCAGAAATTAATAAGATTAAATCAATTAGTGATGAAGTAATTTATCACCCAGTTAATTACAAAATTTTATTTGGTAATAAAGCAGACCCAGATCTACAAGCAACATTTAAAGTTGTTAAGAATCCAGAAGTAATTAGTAATGATAATGATATTAAGTTAAGAATTATCCAAGCAATTAATGAATTCTTTAGTTTAGAGTTTTGGGATTTTGGAGATAAGTTTAGTTTTACAGAACTGTCTACATATATTATTAATTCTTTGGCGCCGGATATTACAACACTTGTATTGGTTCCGAACCAAACAGAAAAAGCATTTGGAAGTTTATATGAAATTTCAACTGAGAATGATGAAATTTTTATTAGTGGTGCAACAGTAGATGATGTTGAAATTATTGACAGCATTACAGCATCAAGATTAAAAACATCAGGTACTGTAGTAACTACAGCATCAACAGAAAACGCAGGGATTACATCAAGTGCAAATACAGTTTCAACAACAACTACAACTTCAACATCAACAAGTTCGAGTTCATCGAGTTCAAGTTCTTCAGGTAACTCAGGTTCAGGCAATAGCGGAGGTTACTAATGGCGTATGATAACGACCAGAATGATCTTCCAATTGGACCAGGTGAAGACGAGAATAGAACAAGTCTAAGTCACTTACCTAAATATTTCAGAACACCTGCAAATAAAAAGTTTTTAACAAGTACTCTGGATCAGTTAACAAATCCAGGAGAAGTTGAAAAACTTAATTCATATTATGGTCGTAGAGATGCAAAGGCGTTAACAGCAGATGACAACTATGTTGCAGATGTTACAAAACAAAGAGAAGACTACCAAGTAGAACCAGCAGTTGTTTTAAAAGACGACGCAGACAATGTTGACTTCTACAAAGACTATAATGATTACATTAACCAACTAAGGGCGTTTGGTAATAAAACTCCTGATCATAGTAAAATAAACGCACAAGAATATTATGCGTGGCAACCACATATTGATTGGGACAAATTTGTAAACTTTAGAGAATACTATTGGCTACCAGCAGGACCACAAGTATTACCTATCTTTGGTCAAAACAAAGAAATAGTTTCTACATTTAAAGTATCCTTGGAGGAAAATGATGACAACGTAGCGTATAAATTTACCCCAACAGGTTTAACACAAAACCCTACATTAAAACTTTACAAAGGTCAAACTTACATATTCGAGATTGATACTCCTGGACACCCTATTGCTTTTGCAACCAATAGAGCATTTACTCCAGGACAGGCGATTATAACTGAGACAGTTGAAGGTGTGTTGGCATCTGGTAAGTTTGAAGCAGAATTATATGACACCGATGGCTATGACACAGGTGACTACATAGTAGAACCTGTTGAAGGCGGTATTACAGGATTCAAGGACGGAGATAATATCTCTACAATATATACCGACGGTGTTGAATCAGCAACAGTGTATGTAGAAAAAGGCACACTTAAATTTACAGTGCCACTTGATGCACCAGATACATTATTTTATATCAGTCAAAATGACGTAAACACATCAGGTTTAGTTACACTTTATAATATATTAGAAAATACAGAAATTGATGTAGAAAAAGAAATTCTACAAAAAGTAACTTACACAACAAGAACTGACACTGACTTATCCAATGGTATGTTAGTAGAATTCTTAGGTGATGTTACACCAGCAAAATATTCAGAAGGATATTGGTATGTTGAAGGTGTTGGCGAATCAATACAATTAATCAACAAATCCGATCTTGAGATCACAGGAGCATACAGTTCAAATATATTTGTACCATTTGATACAGAAAACTTTGATAAGTTACCATTTGGACAAGCACTAAATTATCCTAAAGAACAAGACTATATTACAATCAATAGAGCAAGTATTGACGGTAACCAATGGAGTAGACACAATCGTTGGTTCCACAAAGACACTATTGAAAGAACAGCGTTGGCAAATGGCACAGAGGTTGAAATAGATCAATTACAACGTGCTTCAAGACCTATTATTGAATTTAATCCAGGGTTACGTTTATATAACTTTGGTAGTGAGAAAAAAGCAAATGTTGATCTAATTGATGATTTTACTATTGATGTTTTTAGTACCATTGAAGGTAGCACAGGTTATAATGTTGATGGTGTTGAACTTACTGAAGGACTGCGTGTATTGTTTACAGCAGATCCAGACATAAGAGTCAATGGTAGAATTTACAAAGTAAAATTTATTACACACAACGGTGTAAGACAAGTTGCATTACAAGAAGAAACAGATACAGAGCCATTAACAGATCAAACAGTATTAGTTACAGGTGGTACAGTAAACTCGGGTAAGATTTACTGGTACAATGGATCCAAGTGGATCAAAGCACAAGATAAAACAAAAGCAAATCAAAAACCTAAATTTAATCTTTATGATATTACTGATGTAGGGTTTGACACTTATACATCAAATACATTTACGGGTACTGATTTGTTTAGTTACAAACAAGGTACTGGCGCTAATGATACAGTATTAGGTTTTCCTTTAAGTTATAGAAACATTGAAAACAGTGGAGACATTGTTTTTAACTTTGACTTGTTAACTGATTCATTTAATTACCAACTTAACCAAACAGACTACACAGTAAAAACTGATTCATCAACTTTAAGAAAGTATACAGGACTTAACACTTATACAAATGTAAGTGGTTGGGAGAAAGTAGATACTGACAGTAAACAAAAAGTTATTAGACAGTATATTGTATCTGGACAAAAGAACGACTTTGCAGTTGATGTGTATGACAGAAGCGGTGACTTAAATCAATTAGACGTAAAAGTTTTTGTAAACAACACAAGACAAACAG